CATCCTCAGCCTCAGCGCAAATTGAATACGGCAGGCCAGACTTGTCCAGTTCCTCAATCACCTGGACCCTGTTGTTGCCGCTGCCAACGATCCCGACATGGAAACCGTTCAGGTACTCGTCTAGGCCCGACTGGGTGATGGCTTGCAGATGCTCAGCGACAGGCTCACGCCAGCCGCCGTCAGCGTAGACGTGATAGAAGTGATGAATCGTCATACCATTCCGCGTCTTTCCGTGCGCACTCGTCGCACACTAACTGCCATCCCTGGTATGCCTTCCCCCCTGGCCCCTTGCACCGCTCGCAGCAGATGAGCGGCTGCTCCTCAATCATCCTCGTAGTCGCTATCAACAGCGACCCAAGTGTTTGTCTCCAGCATCGCGTCGAGGGCCTCACGCCACAGCGACCCGACACGCTTGATTAGGTCGTCAGCAACGTCTGGGTTCCAAGATGCGCCTTCAGCGGTGAGTTCAACCCGCAAGTCACCGTATTGCAGTTTCGCTATGAGGCTACGACTGTTTGCCATCTGCCCTCGCCATGCTGTCGTGGATAAGGAAATAGGCTACCCCGTCTACCGAGTTGTCCCTGGAGTATCCGGCCCGTGAGCGGCTGATCTTGACGAGGACCATCATCAAGGCCACATCCTCCCTAGTGACGGGGTGCCCGAGGTACCCGGTCCACATTTCCGCAATGCGCTGGAGGTTCTCATCGGGCGGGCCATACGAATCGTTCCGGTCCTCATCGACAAGCCGGATGGCGTCCACAGCGACGGTCGGGTCAATCATCGAGCCACACTTGGTATTGGGCTGTGACTCTGCCGTCTCCCGGGTTGATGAAGTGGAGTCGCTGGGAAGGGACCGCAGATGAAGCCAGCCCAACGGAGGCGTAGCGGTTGTCGGACTCTGTTGATCCTGTCCCGTAGACCGCTCCTGCTCCGTCAGCAAGCGAATATTGGTAGTGGGTGTGGTAGTGCCCCACGTATACGTCCCGGAACTCCCACGGGTATGACCCTGACCGCCAGCGGTTGACATGGTTCACGATGGTAGTCGGTGAGGCATACCCGTTCCGGCCTATCTCGTCGCCGTGTATCAGCAGCGCCCGGTAGTTGCCAATCTCTACCCGCTGGATGTCCTCGGGGCAGTCATTCCAGGTGAGCCGCTCTTGGTCCCTGAGTATCTGGCGGGCCAGTTCGTAGGTCATCCGGTCAGCGTTGTCGCTCCTGGGAACAGCGTCCCGCTTCGACCCGAGCCGCCCGTGGTTGCCCCACTCAGCCACAACGGTAACGGTTTCATAACAGCCAAGGGCGCGGGTCACCGTCTCCACCAACAGGTTCGACACGGACACGTACTGGCCGAACAGGGTCGCGTCGATCTCAAACGGCTGGGTAGGGAAGTTGAACAGCCCCTCGATCATGTCCCCGCCGAGAAGAATCCAGCAGTCCCGAACCGGGTGGTCTGCCCGCTGGATGTCCGTGATCTTGACCGCCTTGTCCACGAACCTGTGGACCCGCTGCCGCATGACCTCCGTGTTGTAGGTCGTGGTCCGCTTGGCCCCCTGCCAGTCCGTCAGATGCCACAATGCGGCCTCTGTAGCCTTTTTGCGGGCATCTTTCGGGGGGGTAGGTACCTGGATAGGGTGCGCCAAGATAGCGTCTCTACAGGCTTCTATTACGACCTCGGTCAGATGCTCCGTCCGGCCCTTAGCCTTCAGCAGGTCCCGCTGCGCCCGCACCAAGGCAGAACGCAGGTCATCAATCTCAGCCTGAACCTCCAGGCCCTCATCGGACACCCGGTCCCTGATGCTCACCTCTGGCACTCGCCCTTACGGTGGCGGCGCACCGTGGAGTCAGCGATGCTGTACCCCTCAGCCTTCAGGATGTTAGCCAGCCCAGCGTTACTGATCCGCTGGTCAGCCAGCGCCACCTCCAGCGCCTGCGACTCCTCCTGGGGCAACTCCTCCAGCAGGACACAGGTGCGGCAGCGGGCACCCAGCCGTGGACCTTGATATTCAGCGACCCTTTTGGCGATGCTCATGTGACTCCTCCAGTGAATCGTTCACTAGAGGATACATGCGTTACTCCAGTCCCAAGGCTTTCGACCAGGCGACACGCACAACCTCATCCCGAGCCAGAATCGGCAGCGGCCACAGCGACCCGTCATTGTCAGCGGCGTTCGTGAACGACACATGGATATGGGCTGTATGCCCGTACCCCTTGCCCCGGAACTTCCACCACCACCGCTTGTACGTCCCGCTCGCCACCTGATCCTCGTACACCACATTCTTGACCCGCTTCGCCCCAGGCAGGCCACTAGCGGCGTAAGCGACGATCTCGTCAGCCAACTGGCGGGCCATAGCCCCGTTCCGCTCCTTGCCCCGGCCCATGTTCTCGTCAATATCGATAGCGTGAACTATGCCGTTTTTGTCCGGGTTGTGATCGCTGAGTCTGTTCTTCTGATGCCGAGCATCACCAATCCAGCCATCGCTACGGCGGTCACGGTACGGCCACTGGAGATTGATCTGATTCCGCAGGGTCACACCCCCTGCACAGAGGCGGGCCACTACTGCTCCGGGTGAGTGTTAGCGAACGCCAGACCACCAATGAACACGGCGTTAGCCAAGCCGATAAGAGCGACACCGAGTTCGTCGCTGACCCAGCCCACAACAACCAGCACTGGGATAGTGGCAGCGGACACCCCGTACAGGTACTTGCGCCACTTAGTAGGAATGTTAGGCATTAGTCCTCCAACTAGAAGGTACCGTCGTACCCGTATTCTTCTTCAAGGTCCACTACTCCAGACCAATCTTGTCCGCTATCCGCTTCACCGTGTAGGCGACATCAGCGAGAGACTGGCCCCCATTCCGGTACCCCGGCTGGATCGGCTTGGTCGCTTTCCCTACCTCGTCCCGCACAACGATGCGGACGTACCACATGAGGGCACCGACAAGAACTACCAGGATGCCGAGGACGCCCCCAACGAGGCCGACAATTTCGTTAGGGGACACGTCACGTTACTCCTCGACCGGGGCCTCAGGGGCAACGAACTCGTCAAGAGCAGCGTCATACTTGTAGCCGATACCTGCGTAGCGGCCACGAAAGTTACCGTTGTACGAGGTCAACTTCCAAACACCGTCCAGTCCGAGCGAGTGCTGGAAAGCGTTAGCCGCTGCCTCTACTTCAGGGGTGAACTCGCCGTTGTTCGGCAGGTCGTGATTGTTCAAGACGTGGACTTCACGGACGATTCCGTCCTCGTCTATGCGTGCTACGTGTGCCATGTTGTGCCTTCCTTAGGATGTTCTGATTCGGATGATTACGACGCCGGAACCACCGTTACCGCCAGTTCCAGCGAGGAGGTTACCTCCACCGCCGCCACCGCCAGTGTTAGCGCTGCCAGCGGTACCGGATGCAGCACCATTCGCGCCAGCACCTCCACCGCCCGTGCCACCAGCGCCACCAGTAGTCGGGCCGTGGCCTCCACCACCACCAGCACGAGTGACGGAACTTCCAGTAATGCTGCTTGCAGTACCAGCGCCTCCGGCACCGCCTACGGTCGTGCTTACACCGTTTGCACCAGCGGCAGTGGCACCCCCACCACCGCCAGCGCCTCCATACGAGCCGCCGCCGATCGCCGTGCCGCCGTTATTGCCTAGCCCTGGGGTTCCAGTTCCACCGCTAAATGTGGCACCGTTACCAAACGAGGACGCCCCACCGCCGCTACCGCCAGCGCTGCCTGGGCCAGAGTAGACTTCCTGAGTGTTCCAGCGGTCCATTCGGGTGCCACCGGCACCGCCGCCTTCTGAGTAATAGATGCCGCCAATCTGTGACGATGCACCATCGGTTCCCTGCGAGAAGTAGCCGGTACCGGCGGCACCACCACTACCGCCACCGCCAACGGTAATCGTCAGACTCCCAGCAGGCAGATATACGTCGCTGACAGATAGGTAGCCACCAGCGCCGCCACCACCGCCTTGGCCGTTACCGCCTCCACCGCCGCCACCAACGCAGAGGATGTCAGCGAAACCGGCACGAGTAACAGTAAACGTCCCATTACCCGTAAACGAGTAGTAGTCATACGTCGCTGCACCAGACGTGTACGTGCCAGTCGCAGTATTCGACGTGACGGCACCGCCAGCGGCGACCGACACGGGGCGTGCAACACGGACAATGACAATGCCGCTACCGCCAGCGCCGCCAGCGCTATTCAATGCACCGCCACCACCACCCCCACCAGTGTTAGCGGTGCCCGCTGTTCCTGTCGTGGTAGTGCTGGCAGCACCACCACCACCCGAGCCACCGGAACCGGCAGTACCACCACCGTAACCGCCACCACCGCCAGCATAAGTTACCGACGATCCAGTTATGGATGATGCAGCCCCGTTACCACCGTTTCCACCAGTGGTACCAGAACCATTAGCACCAGCAGCGCCAGCACCTCCGCCGCCACCAGCAGCACTAGCAACAGCAGTGCCGCCATTGTTTCCTAAACCACTTATCCCTGAGCCGCCACTAGCGGTTGCTCCTGTGTTGAAGAAACCAGCGCCACCACCCGAGCCGCCATTTTGCCCACCGCCACTCTTGTAATTGGTGGTGTTGTAAATAACAACATAGTTACCCGCGCCGCCCCCACCCGGCGCCATGTAGTCACCAATTCTAGACGCGATTCCCGATATTCCCGGTTTTCCGTCGGGCGTAGTTGTGGGTGCGGCACCACCAGCACCCACCGTTACTGTCAACGATCCACTTGGCAAATAGGCATTTGTGGCTACTAGCATCGCTCCAGCACCACCACCGGGACCTTGTTCACTACCTGATCCACCGCCACCGACAATCAACAAGTCCGCGTAGCCAGCGGTAACAACATTCAGCGAACCATTACCCGTAAACGTCCAATAGTCATACGTCACACCACCGGACGTGTAGTTACCTGTAGCGGTGTCCGTGATCGTCGCTCCACCTATGCGGGATGGAGTGTTGAAGCCTTGAACGGTTGAGAGTTTGTTGATAGTCATTAGACAGAAACCCTAACTATGACAATTCCTGAATAACCCGTTTGACCACCGTTGGTACTCCACGTTCCGGGAGCCCCATTACCAGTGTTAGCGGCTGCCGTCCAACCAGTTCCGCCACCACTACCGTTGCCGTTAGCGCCAGCGTTTCCTCCAGCGGCATAACGAACACTTGATCCTGTTATGTCGGAAAGCAAACCAGCGCCACCAGTTCCACCCGATGCGGCACCTCCAGCGCCACCGCCACCGCCGCCATTACTGTTCGTTACGCCAGCAGCACCATTGAATCCTCCGAGCAGCCCTGTACCGCCAGCGCCGCCACCGCCAGATGCCCAGCCCCAGCCGCCGCCACCATTGCCGCCACTGCCACCAGAACTGTTCTGTGATCCAGTTCCTCCAGCGAGAACGCCTGCAACATTCTGAATACCCGATGGGCTACCTGCTCCACCAACATAGACAGAATACGAACCTGCAACAAGATAAATCGTTTGGTCAATAGCGCCACCGCCGCCACCAGCGCCACCAGCACGGTTGGAGGTTCCACCTTCAGAACTTCCACCACCACCAACAACAAGGATTCTGATTAGTCCAGTTGTGCTAACTGTCAGCGTTCCGTTGCCAGTAAAGGTTACGTACTTATATCCAGTTCCGGTTCCTGTGGCAGTGTTACTGAAATTGGCGTTACCAAAAAAAAGCGTATTTGTGTTTGATAAGCCAGCGTTTCTAAATGAACTAAGCGCCATGTCACGTAATCTCGCTGAGGAAGGCCGAGAAGTTACAAGTGTTTGCGCTGCTAGACACCCGAATGAAGTTTGCCGCTGGCATGGTCACGCCAAGGGTCAAAGCAATCGTGTCGTTACCTGCGACCACCGCGTCATACACGAGCCACTCGCTCGCCCCAGGGGTGCCAGCGGTCGTATCCATACCGATACGGACCGTGACGCTGGAGGAGGACTGGTTGGTGATAACGATGGACGAGATGACCGCTTGGGTAGCGGCTGGCGTCTCATACAGGGTTGCGTACGTCCCGGTGGACGCGGTGCCCTGCACCTGAGCGTACTTGTATGCGGTTGGCATATCTCATGCTCCCATCAGAAAGAACGGATCAAATGCTACCTCAATACCCGTAATGGTCCCGCTAAACGTGGCCCCATCAATCGTGGCGTTAGTCATGGACGGGCTGGTGAGGGTCTTGTTGGTAAGGGTTTGGGTGTCGGTGGTGCCGACTACGGCCCCGGCAATCCCGTGGACTGCGGTGCTGGAGTTCACATGCAGGTTAGCCTCGTCAGCGTCCGTAGCGGTGAACACATGCTCAACCTCGGCACCGATGTTGTGGCTGGAGATCGTGGTGCCGTCAGCGCCCCGGCCCGTAGTCAAACCATCGTTGTAGACGGTGATGACGTTGCCGCTGCGGGACGAGCAGAGAATCTTCTCCTCGGTCGGCTGGTTCCGGTCCACGACGATATAGAACGGGCCGGGTGTCCCAGTCGGATAGTTCGATAGGTCGTCACAGGTGATGGTCAGGTCACCCGTTGTACCCCCTAGGCCAACAGTGAGAGCGGCGGGCTTAGCCCCACCGGAATATGAACGCCTCACCTACATGACCTCCTCTAATACTATGAGAAATGTACCTTGCCAACCGTTGCCTGTGGAACTCAGCCGCTCCGGCTGCCAAATAAAGTCACGCGCAAGAACCTGATATGCCTGACCAGATTCCTGATATTGGAACACGGTGCCGTTCTGAATCAACCCAACGAGAGCGGCCTTGTCGCTGACCGGGTTACGTGCCTCAATCATCCCGTTGATATCTACCTCGTCTGCCAGGATCAGGGGCACATCCCAGCGGGACGCCTTGCCCTTCACGGGGAAAGCACGGAACTCCCAGCGGGTAGGGACCGGGCCCTGCGTCGGGTCGCTCTCAGCGCGCAGGAGGACGTAGCGCAGGTTGACGCGGGAGAACTTGGTGCCAGCGAGGTTGATGTTGTCGCTGCGGATACTAGTGCTGGTCGTGTTTAACCTGGCGTAGCGGCCATACACGGTTGAGTCGAATGACAGGTCAAGGAACACGCGGGAGTTGGCCGTTCCAGGTACCCACTTCAACTGCATGTACAGGGCAGACTTCAAGTCCTCCACGCTGAACGACATGGTGCCCTGGATAAGCCAGCCGCCCTCCACCTTATTAGCGCCCTCATAAAACACTCCTGCCCCTGTGACAGCGAATACCCGCTTGCCCAGGAACGTGACGCAAGAGGTGACGTTGGCTGCTGCCTCAGTCCACACGGCAATGTCATTTGCGTAGGCAGGGGTCAGGGCGGTGGTTGTGAACGTGGTCAGGTCCATGCGACCCAAACCGGGTACAGGGCTGGTGGGGAACACGTTGCCCTGGTCGTTGCTCACGGGCACATAGTCCGGGTCCATGCTGGAGACGCCGTACCACACGAACCTGTCTTGCCCCTCGAAACAGCGCACGGGGTCATCCGTTGGCAGGACCGCACCCAACGTCAGGTCGGCGTTAGCGGAAGGCTGCGCCATGCGGACACCCTTATCGGTGCCAATAAACACAAACCCCAAGTATTCCCCAATCGAATACCCGATCTCACCGTCAGGTAGTTCAACCGCAACAATCGCTGGGTTCAGGCCGCTGCCGTCATCCTTGATCGTGACCTTGTGAACGACGTACTGGTCACCCAAACCACCCAGCAGGTAGATCGCTTGCGGTCCCTCACAGCCAGCGACCCAACGGAACCCAGGGTCAGGATGCGTATAGATCGTTGTGACAGTGTTATTGGTCCCCACCCACTTCAGCACATTCTCGTGCCCAACGATGAGATAGTCCTTCACCCAAGTGATCATGTTCGCGTTCGCTAGAGCCTGGTTGTAGTACAGGGTCGCTGACCCGCCAGAACTGGTCACCTGGAAGATGTGCCCGTCCGAGTTCAACGTAATCAGCGTTGGCGCGTTCTCAGCCACGTCCACCGTGCTGACAGAACCGACAGTGACAGAAGCCGTCATCGTCCCAAAATCCGACCACCAGTAGGAGTCGTTGTCGTTCACCACGACAAGGTTCCCTGCCACGAGCGACAACCACGACTGCCCAGTCAGGGCCTGCATCTCCTCCGTAGCGGGAAGCAACTGCATCTGCCACTTAGTCCACGGGTCAATACCAAACGAGTTCTCGTAGCGTGTCTGGATAGCGTCATCCCGGTCCAGGTTCGACTGGCCTGCCCCGCTGTACCAGCCGGAGATTTGCTGCCGCCACACGTTCTGCGGCAGGAGCAGAACATCACGGTTATCAGTCGTGTTGCGCTGCTGAAGAACATCCAGGTTCCGCTGGGCATAACGGTTAGAGGCTGTGTCTATCGGGTACACCCTGCCGTTGACAGCAACAAAGGACCCACCAATGTTGGCGATAGCGGACGTGCCGCTGTCCCCGCCGCCGTAGAAAGGTTCGTCGTAAGGCTGCGTGATCTGTGTGCCCACTACAGGCCCCTATAGATCGGCAACCTCGTAACCAGGCGAGT